GTGCTGCCACAGCACAACAGGAACTTGAAGCTGGTGTGCGTCCCTATATTAATCTTATGACACCTTTGGTTGTTTCAGATTTCCGTTGGGCAAGACAGCCTAATGGATCATACAAATTAACAGAATTAAAATACATTGAAGAAGTCATAGATCGCATACAGGTTGTTCGCCGTTGGACACCAGAAACTATTGAAACATGGATACTTGATGAAGTCAATAAGACTGCGGAATTGAGAACAACAGAACAGAATCAATTGGGCTTTATTCCCGCCATTCCTGTTTACAATCAAAGATCAATTGAAAAAGGCATAGGTGTAAGTGATATCAATGATATCTGCGATGCTTCTAAAATGGTCTATAACATGTTATCAGAAAATGAACAGGCCATTAGATTAGGCACACATCCAACCTTGGTTGTTCCTCCAAATGCGCAGATTGGAGCAGGTGCTGGTGCTATGATTGTGTTACAGGAAGGTTCAGATCCGGGATTGAATCCCTATGCATTGGAGTTTGGGGGAGCAGCAGTTTCAAGCATACATGATACAATTCGCAAACTAGAAGACAGTATTGAAACTATGGCCAATGTAGGCAGCGTTCGGGCAACTGAATCACGCACCTTGTCGGGCGTAGCCTTAGAGACAGAGTTTCAGCTTCTTAACGCTCGCCTGGCCACCAAGGCTGATAATCTAGAGCTAGCAGAAGAGCAGATATGGCGAATGTTTGGGATATATCAAGGCCTTGAATGGGATGGTGAAGTAGAATATCCTGACAGTTTCAATATCAGAGACAAGAGTAGAGAAATTGATGAATTAGTCAAGGCTAAGAGTGCTGCTACAGATCCTAGAGTTCTACAGGTCATTGATCATGAAATTATTGAAATGCTAGGTGAGGATGCAGACCTTATTATGCCTGAATATGTGGCTCTACAAGCACAGACTTTCCCTGCCAAACCCTTGTTTGAAGCACACACAATGTATAATCCTGAAACTGGTGATGAGGTCGTTGCCAGAACAGAGCAAGAGCACCTTGACTATATGGATCAGGGTTATATTCACAAGGAGGAAGACTAATGGCACTTAAAAAAGGATATGGTGAAAAGACCATAGCACAAAATATCAAATATGAACTAAAACAAGGACGTCCTCAAGCACAGGCAGTGGCAATTGCACTGTCGGTGGCAAGAAAGGCAGCTCCAAAATCACAAAAATATCGTTTTACACGAAAAGGATCTAGATAATGCTAGTAAGAACAGATCGTGCAACCACAATTGCCACAACAACCAGCAGTCAACAGAGTATAGTAATAACTGCTGAAAGAATAACCTTGTTGACCAGCAATGTTGGACATTTTATAGCTATTGGTTCAAACCCAACTGCAACAACTTCTGGCATGTATGTGCCCGCAAACAGCAGTTTGGTAGTTGACATTGATGGCAATAGCAACAAGGTCGCTGTTAGAACAGAATCTGGCACTGGTTATATGACCATTGCCTATTAAGGAGCTCGCAATGAAAAAACGTGGAAAAAAACCCAAGCGTTAATTGGAATGATTATTTCTTTAAGATCAAATCTGTGTGCCCATGGAGTTGGCGTGCATGGAATGAAGGTCAAATAGAAATAGCAAAATGGCAAAAGGAGATTAGGCCTCTAGGTCAATTAGAGGCCCGTGTCTATACTTCTCGATCAAAACCTAGATTGGTCAAAAAACAGGCCAAAAGGTTGCAGACTCAGTATCCTGAATATGAATTGTTGGTAAGTGCAAGAAGCTATGGACCTAATGGCACACCTATCAGTGTCGTCATACAACAGGATAGGGCAAAATTGCAGTATTTGCGGGATAAATTAGCCCTTAAATACCAGCATCCATAAATAATCTGTAGAGTTTTTACAACTCAAAAAATTTCACTTCGAAAGGAAGGTAACAGCACGATGTCTGATAATACACCGGTAAATGACGACACTGGGGCGTCTGAAAATAAACAACAGGCTAAGACATACACTCAAGAAGAATTTGACAATCATATGGCTCGAATGAAAGCCTCTGTGTCAAAGAAATATGAGCGTATGCTAGAAGAACTAGGCGATCTTGATGAACTGCGAACACTGAAGTCCGAAGCTGAAAAGCGTAAAACTGAAGAAGCCAAAAAGCGTGGCGAATTTGACAGGCTCATGGCAGAACTAGCAGAAAAGAAAGATCAAGAAATTCGTAAGAGGGATGAAATCATAAGAAACTACACTGTGGACATGCCATTGGTTGAAGTAGCTGCACAACTTGGTGCAGTTAACCCCAATCAGGTCAAACAGTTGCTTAAACCCTACGTGAGATTAAATGAGAATGGTGATGTAGAAATACTTGATGACCGTGGTAGTATAAGGTATTCAGACCAAGGCACCCCTTTCGGAGTCAAAGATTTGGTCAATGAGTTTCTAGATACCAATCTACATTTTAAATCCGCTGGGCCTGCAACAACACAGAGCCGTAGTAATATTAGTAGTCGTCCCGAAAAGTTAGACCCTACAAAGTTCAACATGAAAGATCCTGCACAACGTCGGATGTATCAAGAATTTCGTCAGGGCAAATTATCTTAACAAAGGACTAAAACAAAATGGCTAATCAAGCTGATATTAACACCCAATTTTATGCGAATTTCGTCGCTGATGCCGAATTCGCAGCCTATGAAGTAAGCGTCAGTCGTCAACTCGCAAAACTTTTCCAAGTTCCTATGAATGCTGGTAAAGTTGTTCAAGTTCCTATTTGGGGACAAGGTTCCGCACAACGTATCACTGATGAAAGTGCTGCCAGTGCTCGTGATACCACATCAAGCCAGGCTCTTATCACATTAGAAGAACATGTCTACTACAGCCGTGTTACTGATATGTTAAAAGATTCTGCCTATGGTGATGTAATGGCACAACTAGCAGAAGTCAGTGGTCGTGCAATTGGTGAAAGCCTTGACACAATGGCATTCAGCAGATTCTCAAGTTTCAATTCCGATATTGGTTCTACTACAACTGAACTTACCACAGAATTGATCATGAAGGCTGCTGCTACTCTTCGTGCTCAAAAGGTTGCTGGACCTCTATTTGCAGTCTGCCATCCTAATGCTGCCTACTACATGAAGAAAACTCTAACACAGACAATCCCATATAGTGGTGCAACAGGAATCGCAGCTCTAAGCCCAGTCGGCGGACAGGTTCAAGTAAGCGGTATCATCGGTTCAATCGGTGGTGTTACAGTAATTGAATCTCCATTGGTCGCCGCAGTGACCACTGGTGGTGCCACTGCCTATCGTTGTGGTGTATTTGCACCAACAGCACTAGGTATTGCTGAGCGTGGTGGACTAAGACTAGACAGCCTCTATCTACCACAGAATCGTGCCACTGATATGAACGTAGTGGCTGTGGCTGGTGCTGCTGTTCTTCAGGCCACACACGGTGTTGCAATCACCGCAGAAGGAACACTGTAATATAATCTAGACAAAGGAGAACGGAGATGGCGTTTATTTCAAGCGGAGGCATAGTTATAAGTTTTTGTGACTTTGAAGATTGTGCCCAAAGAGATCAAAGAATTTTTGAAGCTAATGAAATAGCATTCTCTCCGTTCGCAGATGTTGAAGCTATGGTTGAAAGTTTTGCACAAAGAGCAACAACTAAGATTCTATACGAGATTAAAGATACAGAATGGTGGCAGGCCTATTTCATATCACAGGACCAAGGGCAGACTAATATTTCTACCCAAAGTTTTATTGATGTGCCAGTGCCTATCTCTAATAGATTTATTGGAAGAACACAGGATTTCACTGACCTCTGCGTATACAAGACTCTATATGAATATCTACTACCAAAAGTAGCTGATTTTTCAAATGAGGATTCCGCAGAAGTTAAAAAGATTGGCTTCTACCGTGAAAAGTATCAGAGTCTATTTAGAACTTTAATTGATGCCGGTGACTGGTATGATTTCAATGGCAGTGGTGCTATCACCAACATGGAAAAAATGCCAACACGCACTAACATTACACGAGTAAGATAATGAGAGCAGAAGTTCTTTCGGCAATTACACAACAGATCAGCACACTGACTCAGTTTGCTGTCAGTCAAGAATTGCCTTGGAGTCAAAATGCACAGCCCCTGTTTCGCAAGAATATGAAGAAGGTCTATGTTGATAATGCCAATGTAGAACAGACTGTTATATATCCTGTGCTTTCAGGTTCAGATGTGTTTTCAAATCTCTATACAATACCAGTGTATGTTTCAGTGGATGCAAAAACACCACCAAGTCAAACATCTAACCTTATCGCTAAAATATTACAGGTAAGGGATACCGCGAATATAGTGGCCTATGACAAAGAAGCTGACTATAGCGTGGAAATTGACGAAGACGTTCAGACTATAACTTTTGAGTTTAGGTTTGGCGTCGCAACTACTTAAAGGAAAACAACATGAGTTACATAAATGTAAGTGCTCCTACAAGTCAGGCAACCCTACAGATTTCTACTGCCAGTATTGCTACTACCAGCAGCGGATATGTAATTCCTGCCTTACAGGATGTCACAATCAATAATGCAGTGGGCACATTCCAATGGACCCAGTTGGACGAGTTTTCAAACAAGACAGTTCCAACACCTGCAAACAACTCTATTGCCGGTAATTTTGTATTAGATTCTACTACATTCTTTACCGGTTCAAATGGTGTTGGCGGCATCTTTGATCTTTCAAACGATGCTACATTGGTCTACTTCCGTGTCTATTTCAATGGACGTGGAAGTGGTGCCAAGTTTGTCAGTGGCTCAGGCTATATAACAAACCTAGCACCCACTGTGAACCCAACTGCGCCAGTTTGGGTATCTCCAATCACAATTAGTGTTGATGGAGATATCACTGCTGGCACTGTCTAACAGCATTAGACTAACAGAAAGGGGGCTTTCAAAGCCCCTTTTTCATATTTGCTGTAAATACTTGAAAGGTTAAGAGATGGATATTAAAGATTATACAGATGAAGAATTAATTCGCAGTCTTGAAGCAGAAATTGCCAAGGCCACTAATGAACTTAGATGCCTTCAAGGTGATGCTGACAAGATAGCAGCAAGATTAAAGTTTGCACTAGTGGTATTACATACCGTCAAAGATAGAAAGGAACAAAGATGAAATTAACTCAACTAACCGCAAAACCACAACTAATAAAAGTAGAGCTCTCTGATGAAGAAATTGTCACTGAGTTTGGAGAACCTATCGAATTTTATATTCTTGATCGTTATCCAATTAAAAAGTTTATGAAGTTGGCCAATCTAAAAGACGATGACTATGCAGAAATGATTGATCTTGTTGAAGAACTGGTGCTAGATGAACAAGGACAACCTTTCTTAAATCAAGACAATCTGTTGCCAACCAAAGTAATGACCAGAGTGGTTACAAAGGTAGTTGAAACTTTGGGAAAATAACTGAGGAGACCATAGATCCTGAAGGAAAAGAAGCAGGTTTAGCCTGTATGTTAGATCGAATAGGGCAACGCTATGGTCTGTTGCCCAGTGAAGTTTGTGAACGTGCATCAACATTTGATATGGTGATTATGGATCTAAGCCTAACAGTAGAAAAGTATCATGCAGAAAAAGATCGACCTGGTTTTATTCCGCCTGTTTCAACTGAAGAGCTAATGAAAATAAAGGAGCGTGCTGGTGTTTAAATTTCAAATAGTAAAAGATGGCATAACACCAGATCTTATGGCCAGCCAAAGGCAACTTGATCGTGTGCCACTTGGCGCCTACAGAATTTTTCGTAGTCATACACCTATTAAATCAGGAAATGCTCGAAGACGAACAACACTAGAAGGCACCACAATTTCAGCCAATTATCAATATGCTACTAGGCTTGATAAAGGTGCTTCAAATCAGGCGCCAGATGGTATGACTAAACCCACTAAGGCCTACCTCAAAAAAACATTAGACAAAATATTTAAGGGGCGTTAAATGGCCGATACTACCTACAAAATTGCCGTTGATACTAGAGATGCCACAAGATCTATAGATGGTCTAAAGACTGCTCTAGCAGGGCTAGCCGCAGCATTTAGTATTAGAGAATTAGTGCAATTCAGCGATGGTATTACTGGATTAAGAAATAAACTGTTGACTTTAACCCCTGACATTGAAACTGTTAACAGACAATTTAATGCTTTGGCAGCAATTGCTATAACAGCCAGAACGCCATTAGAAGCTACAGCAGATCTTTTCTTTAGAATTCAGCGTTCGGCAAAGGCTTTGGGAATCAGTCAGCAAGAAGCAGCACAAATTACAGAATCTGTGGCCAAGGCTCTAACAGCCAGTGGTCAATCTGCTTCCGAAGCCGCAGGTCCTTTACTACAACTAGGTCAAGCTCTACAATCTGGTGTATTTCAGGGTGATGAATTAAGATCAATATTAGAAGGACTACCACAAGTTTCAAAAGCACTAGCTGAAGAATTAGGTGTCACAGTTGGTCAATTGAAAAAATTAGGATCAGAAGGTCAAATTTCTGCAGATGTTTTTGTTAGAGCAATGCGCCGTGCTAAAGATTCAATTGATGAATCATTTGCAAGAACACAACCCACTATTAGTCAAGCAATTACATTATTAAAATCAGTTGCCAGCATTGGTTTTGATCAATTTGAAAAGAATACGCAATTGGGTAGAACTTTTGCTGCTGCCATAGAATACATAGCATTTACTTTATATAAGTTTACTCAACGTATTGATGAATTCAGTGAAGGAATTATAAAATTCTTAAAAATAACGGCAGTGATTCTTTCTTTAACACTTTTAGGTCGTATTATAACTTTTGTTGCAAATACTTTTATTTCTTTATTTGGTATAATAAAATCATTTGGAGGACTAATAGTTTCAACAATTGGTTATATCAAAAAATTTGGTGATGAAGTTTTAAAATTATCTAAACCTTTACAAGAAATTGTAAACAAGGTTGTTGCCATTGTTTCTGCTCTAGCAGGAGCAACTTTATTGGCTCCAATAATTGATGGTTTTAAAAAGGCCTATGATTCAATAACAGGTTTTGTAGATGGTTTATTCAGTGCCAGTGATGCAAGCAGTCAAGCAGGTAAGGAACTAGCAGAATTTAGAAAACAAATGGCAGAAAATGCCAAAGCACTTGATGATCAAGCTGGGTCTTCAGAAAATGCCATTGCATTACAAAAGGAATTAGCTAAGGCCTTTGCTCGTGCCAGATTAGAAATGGAAGCACAAGTGGGAGGTTTAGAAAGAGGACTTTCCCAAACTCGTGAACGTCTAGCACTAGAAAATGAATTCTTAATACTTAATAAAGAACGCAGAACTGTCAGTGAAGATGACGTTGCCATAGCAAAAATGCTGACGGACATTGACATTGAGCGCAGGAACGCAATTGCTACACTAAATGATCAACTTAAGAAGATGAATCTTGAATACAGTCAAATGACTGTTAAAGATAGTCAAGCAGGCAAGGAACTTGCCGGACGTATTGGCATCTTAAAAGAACAAATTAGGTTAACTGGTGAGCAATATGACAAACATAGTCAAGGAATGGCAACCTTGACACGTTCAAATCAAAATCTAAAGATTTTAGATGAAGCTCGTAAAAGAGACAATGAAGCAATCATAAAATTAATAGAAGATCAAACTAGAAGAGCAGAAAGTCTAGGTGGTATTTTAGAAAATGTCAATAGACAGGTAGCAGAAGAACTATTGAAACGTCCAGATGCTATGGTTGGTTTTACTAGCCTTCAAAAACGATTTGTTGAAATTGAACAATCAGCCAAAAAAGCCGCACAGGCAGCAGGTCGAAGTTTTGCACAGGCATTCGAAGATACTGGAGATGGGCTCACAGCCGATCAAGCAGAAGCATTTGCTAGAGGACTAACAGAAATTGAACAGGCCTATACTAGATTGGCCGATGTGCAAAAGGGATTTGCTGAAGATCAATATAACATACAACGCAGTTTTGAATTTGGTTGGAAAGATGCTATTGCTAGATTTGTTGAAGATGCCAATGATGGAGCCAAACAGGCAAGAACCTATTTTGATACCTTTATTTCAGGCTTTGAAAATGCC